CTTATGATAACAGGCATCTTTTGTACCACTACCCTTGCCTTTCTTGTCTTTGGCTTCATTAAAATAATTTTCTGACATTTTCTTCTTAGGATCTGTAGAAACGTTTGTTGGTTTTGCTGCACCAGACTTTTGTGGTTGATTTGGATCAGCAGCTCTCTTTCTTCTTGCAGCACTATCTCTTTCCTTATCACTCATCGATCTTCTCTTGGAAGATGATACGCATTTAGGAGTTGATTTTTGGCCAGGCTGCCTAGCACATGGTTTCCCATCATACTTACCACCAACTTGAACCCAACCTTTTACTTTGCGTCCAGACTTAGTAGTACCACTTGATTTACCAAACCAATCACGAAGACCTTCTTCGCTTACATTATATTTATCATATTCTTCATTCCTCTTTCCGAAACGACCTCTCGCATCAATTACATTAGCACCTTTTACACCAGTTTCATTTTTTACTATTCCCATTTCACTTTTTCTTTGTGACTTGTAATCAACTAATTTATCAGTTGCTCTGTCAATACCTTGACTTCTTTTTCTTATTTTTCTAAGCTGTGTAAATGGAGTTCCAGTTCTTGTCACTCCGCCAGCTAGATCAGCAGATGCATCCCTGAGACTAATTTTTGACTTTTTTATATAATTACCCAATGTAGATGGAGATAATTCAGTAATATATTCCTCTTTGTTCATCGCTTGTTTGCGAATCGTTGCAAAATAAACTTTCTTACCTTCTTCTTTACCATACTGTTTCTGCATACTCTTTTTCATATCAGACTTATCATACTTCTTCTTGAGCATGGTATCTTTTCTTTTTTCTGCTGGAGTCATCTTCTCTTCTTCGATTCCTCTTCTCTTATTCATTCGATATCTAACTGCCCAATCATCTGGAATTTGAAGATGTTTTGCTTTAAATTGATTATGTAAAAGAGTTTCAGATATACCATTACGTTTTGCAATACTCTGCATTAACTGGTCAACAGAATCGTAATTAATAACTTTAAGATTTTTTAAACCATCTTCTAACTCAACCACTGCATTTGTGATAAGTCCCACATCAGAATGATTATACATTCCTTCTTTCATACTCTTGGGTTTCTTACCTTTCCTTTTCATATCAATTGCAATCGCAGCCTGTTGTGCAGGGTTTGCTGCCTCATTCATTCTCTTAGTTTTCTTCTTCATCGCATTGATATATTTTCTGTAGACTGCTGCTTCAGAGGTTTTACCCATCTCTCTCGCCCTTTGTTCCATAGCAACAGCCGCTTGAATTTTATGAGCATGTGATCTTGATGAACCACGTATCTTTGAGACAGATGCTTTAGCAGTAGCCACGTCCTTAAAACCGAGTCCGTGAATAGTTCCTTTAGGATTTTCATCAGTATATAAATCAGAATGTTTTTTAGAATTTGCAGGTTGCCCTTTCTTTCTAGGTATGCGAGGGTTGGATTCCTCTTTCATTGCTTTCTCTAAATCATCTGCTTGTTTTGCATGTGTTTTAGATCCGCTTCTTAATTTTCCAACCAATTTTTTAACGAATGGTTTATCATCTTTATTGAGTTCCTCACTCATTCCTCCACCACCGTTGCCACCACCATTACCGCCACCATTACTGCTACCGTTACCATTGGTGCTGCCACCATTACCATTACCGTTTCCATTACCATTCTTTCCGTTCTTTTTGGATTCCTCTGAATCTTTTTCCTGTTCAAGGTACCCTCTTCTACCTACAAAATATCCTCTCGGAATTTTTTTGCATTTTTTGTCCGTAAAACAATAATATTGTCCGTCTGGACATTTTTTGGAGGATCCCTCGTCTATGAATGTATTCAGAGATTTCATAAGATGAGACAAAACTAGTCTATTCTTAGATATTTATAGATTTAAAACACATAAAAAAAGAGACTCCCGAAGGAATCTCTTTGAGTATATGTAATATCTTATTACATAAGGTTTGTAACTGTAACTCTCTGATAGTATCTGTTACTATTTGCCTTGATTCTACCAAGACCTTGATCTGTTCCTTCAGCAAATGGGTTGGCAACAATACCATATCTGGTCTTGAATCCAATTTTTGGTTGGAATGTATCCTGACCAACCGCACGAACCATCTGTAGAGGAACGTAAGGACAGTAGAATAATCCAGCGTCATAAGGTGATGAACCCTTGTAGCCCATAACGTAGTACTGAGTATCAGATACGTTAGCAGCAAATGGGTCAATGTACACTCTGTACTTACCTTGTAACACACCAGCAAATGTATTGCCTGTGTCATCTACGTTAAGTTAGCATTAAGTGCTGGAGTGTAATCTAGAACTCCTGCCATTGTTAATGCTGAAGCAACGTCTGCGGAACATAGGATCATGTTACCCTTTCCACGACGAGTTCTTTGTGCGATTGCGTTAGCATCTCTTTCCATCTGGAATATGAGACCCTTAAACTTCTCAACAGACCATCTTCCGTTTGAGTCTGTATCGAGGTCGAATGTTCCACCAGAAGCAACGTTTGCTTGAGCACCTGGTTCAGCAACGTTATAGATTGTTCTGATAACTTCTCTGTTAATTTCAGCGAGAATTTCTGTTGACAGAATATTTGCTAACTCAGCCTCTGCATTCAATCCGTGGATTGCTTTGAGGTCTTGTGCTAGTTCTAAACTGTACTCTGCTTTTAGAGCTCTTGACTTAGCAGTAACGGTGACTTTCTCGATTGAGAATGCCATCTCGTTGAACTCATTGCCAGATGTACCTAGTGCTTCAGAGTCCTCAGTATCCATACCACGACCAGTTACGTATGTGTTATGTTGCTGTGAACCTTCTGGGTTTAGTGCAGCAGGGTTAGTTTGCTGAGTACCACCTGTAGTACCGAAACCAACTGCTCCACCTGTCAACGCACCTTCATTCTGTGTATAACCAGCAGAGATGTCGTTTCCTCCATCTGGATGCTGTGCAGAGAATGCTGTGTCTGGCTCGTTGAATAATGCCTCAGTTCCACTCTGATTAGTGAATCTGGATCTCATTGCGAAAATAAGTCCTGTTGGGCCGCTCATTGGTTGTACACCAGCTAGGTCATATGCGACCAAGTTTGGCATAGAACGACGAATAAGACTTATAAGTACTGGGTCGAAACCAGCGACTGGGCCACCAGCTGTAGCACCAGCAGAGAAACCAGCAGTTGCACCAGATGAACCGGTTGTTACTGTAGGTTGCTCAGATAAGAATTCACGCTCTTCGCGTTGTGTTTGCTCTTGGTTCTCTAGGAGAACTGCAGTCACCATTCTACGATGATTGTCTTTGATTGGATCAAGACCGTCATAGTCTAGAAGTGGGGCCCACTTTTCTACAAGAGCTTCCTGATTAATAGGGGCTTGCATTTAAAGTTTACCTCGTTTTGTTTGAATTTATGATATAAAAATCATTTTTTGGACACTCGGTTTAGAGTCTGAAGATATTTTTCCATTGTACTGGATATATCCTGATATGTTGGAGTGCTTGTCTCTTCAGATAGATTCTCCGAATTGTCTCTTTGAGCTCCAGCGTTACTTGGGAAATATGATTCCTTCAAAGTAACAAGTTTCTCACGATAGTCTGCTTCACTTTCAAACTCAACATTTTCTACAAGGGTTGCAAGTTTTTCCTTCTGTGTTGCTGCCAATCCTTCGGTTACTTCACCAAAGACGACATCTGCAGAGGACTCGGCTAATCTCCTGTTTAGAGCAACATTCTTTTCGATTTGCTCATTGAGTTTACCTTCCATTTCATCAAGTTTATCTACCATGCTCTCGATGACATCATATTTGTCTTCAGGTACAGATACATAATGTTCTTCAAATAGACTCTTCATTCCAGTTAAGAATGAATCTGTCATTTCAGTCTTGAGTCCGGATTCAACAGCAATTTGATTGTCTGCCATCCACTCGTCTGCCACATACTCAAGGTATGCGTCAACTCTTTCCTCAAGTTCTGATTTAATAGACGCAACTTCTTCTACGAGTTGCTCTTCGTACTCGGCCTTAACACTTTCTTTTACTTCAGCAAGTTTAGAATTAATTGCTGCTTCAAAGATTGTTCTTGCCTTTGTTTGAAACTCTTCTGAAAGTTCTTCGCCTTCAAAGAGTGCGTTAACATCTGCTTCGATGTCAATTTTCTCTTCTTCAACTACTTCTTCCTCTTCAGTTGCTTCCTCTTCGGCAACAACTTCTTGAGTTTCTTCGACTTCTGCAGTCTCTTCTTCAGAAACTACTTCGTCTTCTGAGACTTCAGTTTCAGCGACAACTTCGCCTTCCACTTCTTCCTCTTCTTTCATGCCCGCTGGCATTGGATCTGCAGGTTTAGCACCTTTAGTCACAATATCCTTAACCTGTTTCAAGGTCGTGCCGGGTGTTTTCAATTTGTTTGAATCATCATCAGGTTTTGAATTCTCAGGAGTTGGGCCTCCTAAGTCTTCAACTGTTCCCTGACCGGGAGTTGATAAGGACAATTTTGGCATTGGATCTGCCGGTTTTGCCCCTTTGGTTACTACATTTTCCATTTCGTGTTAATTTTGACCAACGGACATTTGAATATTAGATTTTAAATAATCTGTATTTATTTATAATGTTACAGATTTGCTAAGAAATCTTGGAATAATCCAAGTTTATGTTCTTCTAATCTATTTTGATCAACTAAAGTGTTAATCTTCTTTTTAGTTTGGGAAGCAATTTGCTCACGAAGGATTCCTCCTTCCCAAATCCATTCCTTTCCTTCCATAATTCCTGATACAAAAGCATCAGGTGCTGATGGATCAGCAACGATATCTGCAGCAGTTGCTAACATAAAATCTTCACCAACTACTTTACATCCAGATGAAATATCTTCTTTAAGAGATCCGACTCCACGAGAAGAGACTCCGAGGGTAACACCTTCTGAAATCAGATTAGATGCAATCTTACCCATTGGTGTTGAAAGTAATTGTGCTTTACCAATAAAGTTTTTTCCTTCTTGGCGAAGTGAAGTAATTTTGTGAGATACACGATCTAAGTTTACTGTAGGACCTTCTGGATGACCAAGTTCACCAAGTGCTCTACCTTCTTTTATAAAGGTTTTGTTATATCTGTTAACTTCTCTTTCAAGAATATCAACGCCGAG